GCTAACAAGATCCACGAGGTGTTGTTTTGGGCTACAAAGGACATTAAAGGGGTCAGTGTCAGCGATATCGAAATTAATGCAAAGCTGCAAGTGTTTGATGGTATTAAGTCTTTTAATATACATCAATTATTAATTCAATCTGCTGCAGATCTTATTTCAGAAGATAATCCCAACTATCAAATAGTTGCGGCGAACTTACTCAATTATTATTTACGAAAACAAGTCTTCGGGGTTTCGGATAATATGCCCTCCTTACTTGATGTTATTAAAAAGAATATTAAGATTGGGGTATATGATCCAGAACTACTAGAACAGTATACCGAAGATGAACTTGATCAGTTAGATAACTATATTAAGCATAATAGAGACTATCTTTTTGTATATGCTGGGCTCCAGCAATTAGTAGACAAATACTTATTAAAAGATAGGCAATCCAATAAGGTGTATGAGACACCACAATATATGTATATGCTTATCTCAATGGTTCTATTTAGTGATCAGAACAAAGATGTACGTTTACGTAAGATTAAAGCCTTTTACAATGACACTAGTACATTTAAAACCTCTTTGCCTACACCTGTTATGTGTGGTGTCCGAACTCCATCACGTCAATACAGTTCGTGCACACTGATAGATGTAGGCGATTCTTTACCTTCTATATTTCATTCTAATACAGCTGTAGGTTATTATACAGCTAATAGAGCTGGTATTGGTTTGAATATGGGAAGAGTTCGTGCTGTAGGTTCTAAGATAAGGAATGGTGAAGTAGTACATACTGGAGTTATACCGTTTCTTAAAATGTTTGAATCTACTACTAAATGTTGTACACAGAATGGAGTACGTGGTGGTTCATCTACAACTCATTTTCCTTTCTGGCACAAAGAGATTCAGGAAATCTTAGTATTAAAAAATAATAGAGGAACTGATGATAATAGGGTTCGTAAAATGGATTATTCTATTCAATTTAATAAGCTTTTTTATAAGCGCTTTATTGAGGATAAATCTATTACTCTATTCAGCCCTCATGATGTTCCAGATCTATATGATGAGTTTGTTGCAGGTTCAGATTCTTTTTACGAATTGTATGAACAGTATGAATCCTCTAGAAAAGTTTCGAAGACGAAAATATCTGCTCGCAAGTTGTTTATGCAGTTTTGTCAAGAACGTATAGAAACTGGTAGGATGTATGTAATGAATATGGATCATGTTAACGATCATAGCTCTTTCTTTGATAGTGTTAATATGTCTAACCTATGTCAAGAAATTACATTACCTACAACCCCTATAGAGCATATAGACGATCAAGAAACGGGTGAGATAGCTCTGTGTGTACTTTCAGCTATTAATGTCGGTTCTATTAATAAACTAGATCAATTAGAAAAGATATGTGAAAATATAGTAACCGCTTTAGATTACATTATTGAGAACCAATTATATCCAGTCAGCGCAGCTCTCAATATGAAAAAGCGTAGAAGTATTGGAGTAGGTATTACTAACTTCGCATACTACTTAGCGAAGAATGGAGTTTCATACGAGGATAAAGAGGCTCTTAAAGTTACAGATGAATTAGCGGAAGCTATTCAATACTATCTGCTTAAAGCATCTAATAATCTTGCGAAAGAAAGAGGTAAGTGTGAGTGGTTTGATCGTACGAAATATAGTAAAGGTATATTACCAATTGATACTTACTGTAAAGAAGTAGATAATATTGTTAAAAGAAAATATACATATGATTGGGAAAAGCTTCGGAAAGATATTAAGGAGTATGGTTTAAGAAATAGTACTCTTACGGCTCTAATGCCTTGTGAGAGTTCTTCCTTGGTGACTAACTCTACAAACGGTATTGAGCCTCCTAGAAGTTTAGTAACCGTCAAGAAATCTAAGCAGGGACTTATCCCGCAGGTAGTTCCTGAGATACAAAAACTCAAGAACAAATATAGTCTTGCGTATGAAATGTCTGACAACAAGGGATATATAAACATTTGTGGAGTATTGCAAAAATATTTTGATCAAGCTATATCTGCAAATCATTATTACAATTTTAGTAAGTATGAAGAGAACAATCTCCCGCTTTCGGTTGTAGCTAAGGATATCCTATATTCCTATAAGGTTGGTCTGAAAACATTATATTATGCTAATACTGATGATGGTAAAACTGATAATGCTCCTGAAGAAAGTGATTGCCCTGGCGGTGCATGTAAGCTATAATAAGAACAGATGAAGAGTATTATTAATAAAGATAATGTCGACACCACTAAGCAGCCGCTGTTTTTTGGTGCTGGGTTAAATTTGCAGAGATACGATAAGTATCGCTACAAGAAAATCTATGACTTATTTCTCCAGCAATTAAGTTTCTTTTGGAGACCAGAGGAAGTAGATTTATCTGGTAAAGAAAAAAACGATTATGAAACTCTTACGGATCATCAAAAGTTTATCTTTACCAAGAATCTTGGTTATCAGATTCTTTTAGATTCTGTTCAAAGTAGAGGTATCAGTCATCTATTAGAAGATTGTAGTAATCCAGAATTTGAAGCCTTTGCAAAGACTTGGGAGTTTTTTGAGACGTTACATAGTTACTCTTATACATATATTATTAAGAATGTCTATCCGAACCCTTCAGAAGTATTTGATAATATCTTATCTGATCCAGAAATTATTAAACGAACAACGTCTGTTACGAAATATTATGATGATCTAATTGAAACTATCCCCAATGAATCGGTTGATGATAGGAAGAAGAAACTTTATCTAACTTTAGTTAGTATTAATATTTTAGAGGGTATTAGATTTTATGTTTCGTTTGCATGTTCATATTGTTTTGCTCAGAATAAAACAATGGAAGGTAACGCAAAGATTATTTCATTAATTAATCGTGACGAGAATCTTCATTTAGCTTCTACTCAAAACCTATTGAAATATTTACGAGATAATGAAGAGGAAGGATTCCAGCATATTGTAGAGCAATGTCGACCTATAGTTAAGACAATGTTTGAAGATGCTGCTAAAGAAGAGATGGAATGGGCTAGATACCTTTTTAAAGATGGTTCTATGTTAGGTCTTAATGATGAGATCTTAATTCAATATATGAAGCATTTATGTAATCGTAGAACTAAAGCAGTTGGTGTTGAAAATGTATTTGAAGATACTCCTAATCCTATCCAATGGATTAAAAACTGGACTGAGAGTAAACACGTACAGGTTGCTCCTCAAGAGACACAAATAGAAACCTATAAGGTAGGTTCATTCAAACAAGATACATCTGAGACAGATTTTTCTGACTTCAACTTTTAGTACTTTTTGAACCATTAAATCTGGTTAGGTCAAGCTGCTGTAGAGGTTTCTCTATTTTAAGCTTGGCCAACCATTCATTTTGTACTACTAACTTACTACCACCAACGATTTTGCCTTCGTGTACGTCGTATATAAAAAATACTGTCTTTACAAAACCTACTCGTATAATTCGAGCAGGTTTTCCGTCTACGAAGACAACATCATCAGTTCTGTAATCCCCTCCAACAAATACAAATAAAGAAGCTGCTAGTTTTTTTATACTAGATTGAAATAGTAATACTATTAAACCAGCAACAAATAACCAACCGTAATCTCCGATTAGATTTTTTGCCATACTTTCTAGATGTTGTGGTTGAATTCCTGTTGACTCCATATAAGTATTTAATTGCGTTTGCCATAAATAATTAAGATGAATAAAATATTTAAAATCATTAAGGAATATAGAAAAGAGATCGGAGGCTTACTTCGACATGCAGCTACTATAGCTGGAGGTGTTTTAATTGCTAAAGGCTCTCTTACTACTGATAGTTTCCATTTGATTTTAGGTGCTTCTACAAGTATAGTCGGTACGGGTTGGTCGTTTGTTAATAAGATTTCCCAAAGGAAGGAAGTCAAAGTCGCTTTATCCACTGATCCTGTAACCGGTGATGTTACTCGTAAATTTAACGAGGAAACAAAAACTTGGGAAAGCGCTTAATATAATGCATACAGGTTATCTTTATATTATAAGTAATAGATCTTGGCCTGGGTGGATAAAAATCGGGACTACAAAAAACCTAAAAACCCGTCTGCAAACTTATCAGACGGGTTCTCCCTTCCGAGATTATGAAATTTTATATTCTATAAAGCATCCAGATTACTTAAAAGCTGAAAAGAATATAAAAATACAAATGGCTCATTTTGCTAAACAAATAAGAAATGAGTGGTATGAAGTAGACATAGAGATTGCTAAGGTTAGATTAGCGGAACAATTAGATAATTATTTTTATGGAGAGTGTGATTATGAAGAAAAATATGAGCACGTACCATTAAGAGATTTTATTTATAAATAATTATAATGACATTTGATCAATTAAATGAAGCAAATGAGATTATCTTGCAAGAAGGACCTTTTGCAAAGGCTCTTGCAGCATTAGGTATTTTAGGGGCCACGTTAGGTGGCCCCGGCGAAGTACAAGCCAAAATGCCTACTCCAATAACTCAAGCCATTAAACAGGATCAGTCTTATTATGATTATATTGCACCGAGTGAAGGTAAAGGTAAAGCTGGTCGCCCCGGGTATGCGTACAAAGACCACAAAGGTTACTTAACCGTTGGAGTAGGCCATCTTGTTCTACGTAACGATCAAGCTCTACAACGAGTAGCAGGACGGGATTATAATAGTGTTATTAGAGGTAGGGTACCATTATCAGACAAACAAATGGAACAACTCTTTAATATAGATGTACAAGCAAAGATTGCTGCTGCGAAACGTAAACTACCTGCGTTTGATTCTTACCCACAATATTTACGTAATGCTATAGTAGATGGTTTCTTTAGAGGAGATTTATCAGGTAGTAAAGATACATTAGGTTTAATGAATAAAGGTCAGTGGAAAGCTGCTGCAAAAGAATATCTTAATCACGCAGGCTATAGAACTTCAAAAGAAGAAGGTACAGGTGTAGCTGGTAGAATGGAACGTAATGCAGCAGCATTTGGTATGTATGGAGGAGGTTCAGCACCACAACAACCGGTAAAGACAGACTTCTATACTGTTAAGTCTGGAGATACCTTAAGTAAGATATCTAAAATGACTGGCAAGTCAATTAAAGATATAATGCAGAAGAATAGAATTACCAACCCTAACAGAATTAGCGTTGGTCAAAGGTTATCTATTTAGCGCCTCGTTCTTGCCAGTTGTAAGACTTT